TCACGTCTCCAAGAAGCATCTACCAATGTCGGCGCTATTGCTGGTCCTTTCACGAAAGGCGAAGTAGGCGTTGCAAAATTAATCACAAACGAGAAAGAACTCGTTTCAACTTTCGGTAAACCAACCGCAGACAACTACGAATTTTGGTTTACTGCTTCCGAGTTTCTTAACTACGGTGGCAATCTTCAGGTAGCAAGAATTTCTAGTTCTGCTTCTGGATTTTTAACTAACGCTAATTCAACTAGTGCTGCATCAATAAATATTGATAACTTAGGTGATTACGAATCTAATTTTGAAGGCAGTTCACAAGCCTTCAAATTTGCTTCCAAAACTCCTGGAACATGGGGTAATGCACTTCAAGTTGTATCAATCGATTCCGGTGCAGATCAAATTCTGACACTCGCAACCGGTGTAGCATTTACAGCTGGTGACGCTGTTACTGATGGAACTGCTACTGGAGTTGCATACGAAACAAACAGTGGAGACACAACGAAAGTTTCTGTTGTTCTTGACGCTGGTTCTGCTAAGTTCGTTAAGAATGGAACAGTAAGCACAGAAAACGTTGATAGTGTTTCTGCTTGGTATGACGAGCAGTTTGCTGTTGCTGGTTTAATTAAGTGGAGTGCAATCGCACCTCGCCCCGGAACTTCACCTTACGCTTCTGATAGAAGTGGTGCTAACGATGAAATGCATTTTGCAGTCATCGATGCAACTGGTGGTATTACCGGAACAGCAAATACAATTATTGAAAAAATCCTTTTCGTATCAAAAGCACCTGGTTCTAAGACTACAGAAGGAGAAGGTAACTTCTTCAAGAACGTTATCAAAGGTCGTTCAAAGTATGTCTATGTAACAGCATACGAAGATACCTCAGTATACACACCTACTTCTGGTGTAGATATTTCTGATGCTGCTACTGCAGCAAGCATCTTCAAACTCTATGGACCTAAGTCTTATACATTGGGTGGTGGTACTGACTATCAGAATTACAATGTAGGAAACGAAACTCAAACATATCTTGATGTCTTCTCTGACACTGAGACCATGTTGATTGATTACATCCTTACTGGTCCTTCAAGTCTTGCAAAAGCAAACTCACTGATCAATCTTTCTAATACTAGAAAAGATTGTATCACTCTTGTTTCACCACAAAAATCTGATGTTCTCGGATCTGGTGCTTCTACTGCTGCCGCTCAGACAGAAAACGTTGTAGACTTCTTTGAAGCAATCAGCGATAGTTCTTCATACGCTGTTTTCTCTAACAACTATAAGTATATCTACGATAGATTTAATGATGCATATCGTTGGATCCCATGTGATGCTGATGTTGCTGGTCTTTGTGTAAATGCTGCTGACACTGCTGAAGCATGGTTCTCCCCTGCTGGTTTCAACAGAGGCAACTTGAGAAATGCGATTAAGATTGCTTTTAATCCTAATCAAGCACAGAGAGATGAACTTTATGGAAAGCGTGTCAATCCTATCGTTTCTTTCCCTGGTCAAGGTATTGTTCTTTTCGGAGACAAAACTGCTCTTCGCAGTCCTTCAGCATTCGATCGTATCAACGTTCGCCGTTTGTTCCTTATTCTTGAGAGAACAATCAAAGACTTCTCCAAGAGTGTACTCTTTGAGTTAAATGATACAACTACTCGTAATAACTTTGCTACGCAGGTAAACAACTACATGCGCGACATTCAGGCAAGAAGAGGCATGACTGATTTCCTCGTAGTTGCTGATGAATCAAACAACACTGCCGATGTTATCGACAGAAATGAATTTGTTGCTGACATCTATATCAAGCCTTCTAGATCAATTAACTTCATCACTCTTACATTCGTTGCTACCCGCACTGGTGTTAGTTTTGACGAAGTAGTTGGTAGAGTTTGATTAACAATAAATACAAATAAGGAGATAATCAAACAATGGCAAACTTAACTGCATTTAAAGGAAAAATTGGTTACGGTCTTCGTCCTAATCTATTCCGCGTAAGCGTAGTAGATCTTGAAGCAAACATTCAATCTATTGAAGGTGCTGAGGACGTAAAAGCCGGTGATGGCAAATTTTCATTCCTATGTCGTTCTGCTGGCATCCCTGCTAGCAGTGTTGGAACTGTAGAAGTTCCTTTCAGAGGTAGAGTTATCAAACTTCCTGGAGACAGAACGTTTGAATCATGGACTGTTACCGTAATGGCTGACGAAGACATGGCACTCAGAGGATACTTTGAGAAGTGGATGGACCGTCTGAATAAGCATGACGACGGCGCTGGATATACTTCAGGCTTCGCTTCCACTTTACAAGTTGATCAACTTGGTAGAGGAACTGCTTCTGGAGATGATCCTTCCGATCCTCATAACATCGTAAGATCTTACAAATTCAACAACGCTTTCCCAAGCAATATTGCTCAGATTGACTTGTCATATGACAACAATAATACTGTTGCTGAGTATACAGTTGAATTCCAGTATGACTGGTGGGAAACCGATGACGTAGGGGCAAGTTCAATTGCGTGATAAATAACTACAGTAAAACGTAGTTCAATTATACAATGGCGGAGTTATTCGGATTTTCTTTAGAAAAAGATAATCAAAAGAAAAAGAAGCAGCAGGGGTTAGTATCCCCTGTTCCTCCTAATAATGACGATGGGACCGTAACAATCTCCGCTGGAGGTCATTACGGTCAATACGTTGATATTGAAGGTGTCTCAAAAAATGAATTTGAGCAGATCAGAAAATATCGTCAAGTCTCATTACATCCAGAAGTAGATTCTGCGATTGATGAGGTAGTCAACGAAGCAATCGTTGCAGATGGTGATGATTCACCAGTAGAAATTGAACTCTCTAATCTTGAAGTAAGCGATTCAATCAAGAAGAGAATTCGAGACGAATTCAATGAAATTAAAAGACTAATAAAGTTTGACCAAAAATGTTACCACATTTTCAGGCGTTGGTACATTGATGGCAGACTATATTACCATAAGGTAATTGATGTTAACAAACCTACTGAGGGTATTAAAGAACTTCGCTACATTGATCCGTTAAAGATCAAAAAAATGCGTGAGGTTAAAAAGTCAGATACCGCTTCCAGAGATGGCAATGGACAACTTGATTACGGAAATATTACTGAGTATTATTTGTTTAACCCAAAGGGTGTATTCAATAGTAAAGCATCTATTTCACTCGCAGGTAACGATCAACTCGGTGTAAAGATTGCACCTGATGCAATTACATTTGTGTCATCAGGTTTGATGGACATGAATAACAACCTTCCATTGTCTTATCTTCATAAGGCATTGAAGGCAGTTAACCAACTGAGAATGATTGAAGATTCTCTGGTTATCTATAGAATGTCTCGCGCTCCTGAGCGTAGAATTTTCTACATTGACGTTGGTAATCTTCCTAAAGCAAAGGCAGAGCAATACCTCAGAGAGGTTATGTCTCGCTACAGAAATAAGTTAGTGTATGACGCCAACACTGGCGAAATTCGTGACGACAAAAAAATGATGAGTATGCTAGAAGATTTCTGGTTGCCTCGCCGTGAAGGTGGTAGAGGTACAGAAATCACTACACTCCCTGGTGCTCAGAACCTTGGAGAACTTAAGGACGTTGAGTATTTCTTGAAGAAACTCTACAAATCGCTTAACCTCCCACCATCTCGCGTGGGCGAGGAAAAGGGATTTAGTCTCGGCAGATCAAATGAGATCTTGCGTGATGAACTTAAGTTTATCAAATTTGTTGGAAGGTTGCGTAAAGAATTCTCGCATCTCTTCAATGATATGTTGAAGACCCAACTCATTCTGAAAGGTGTTATCACCACAGATGACTGGGAGATGATGGAGCAGCATATTCAATATGACTTCCTGTTCGATAACCATTTCACTGAACTAAAAGAAATTGAAATGATTGGTGAGAGGTTAAATCTCGTAGAGAGAATGCAACCTTTCCTTGGAGTATATTACTCCAACGATCATATCAAACGTCAAATTCTACAGCAGACAGAAGCTGAAATGGAAGAGATGAAGATCCAAATTGACGTTGAGAAAAAATCAGGTGAACTGATGGATACTCCAGTCATGCCAGTGGAAGATCCTAATGCTGCATTGCCGCCTGCAGGTGGACCTGTTGATACAACATCGAAGCCTCCTATGAAGGCACAAACTTCTAAAGAAGTTGAAAACTAAATAATATTATAATAATTTACTATTATGAGTGTAACTAAAGAATTAATTGACCAAATTGTTAATGGAGAAAACTCCGTTGCATCTGATGAAGTGATTGATATGCTTTATGCTAAGGCATCTGAAGCATTGGATACTTACAAAAAAGAGTATTCCACTCAACTGATGAACCCAACTGAAGTTGAGTCTGAAGTTCCTGAAGTAGAAGCATCTGCTGAAGAACCTACCACAGAACCCGAACCCACAGAAGAACCATGAAACTTATCGTAGAG